CCTGCTGGCAAAAAGGTAGTAGGAACTAACATCATTACCGTCAATGGTAAGCAAGTTATGGTTACTACATTTGATGATGGAACAACTACTCAGACTGATTACGGCTCAGCCGTTAACCCAGAAAATGCTATTACTAATCTAACCTCTATCTTCTCAGCCTATGGCTTGGGTGGAGACTTTGCTAATGCAATTCGAGATATGGTTATCAAGGGTTACACAGCAGACACAATTACCCTTATTGCTCAAGACCCTAATAGCACTAACCCACTTGCACTTGCTTTCAAGCAGCGCTTTGCTGGCAATGCTATGCGCATTAAGGCTGGCATGTCACCACTTAGCCCAGCTGAGTACATTGCAACTGAGCGTTCATACCGCCAAATCATGTCTGCCGCTGGATTGCCAAAGGGATTTTACGATAGCAATGATGATTTTACATCTTTCATTTCAAGAGATGTTAGCCCAACTGAACTTAAGTCACGTGTTGACTTAGCAGCCAATGCTGTTGCCAATGCTGACCCATTCTACAAAAGTTCATTGCAGTCAATGTATGGCCTTTCAACAGGCGATATGATTGCACACACACTTGACCCACAAGCAGCACTACCGCTTCTTCAGAAGCAGGCAGAAGCCGTTAAGATTGGTACAGCAGCGGCTCGCCAAGGGTATGCAGTTAGTGCAACTGCGGCAGAAAATCTTTACACACAGGGCGTATCACAGGCCCAAGCAGAGCAAGGCTTTAGAACTGTTGCGGGTATGCAGACAGCTCAACAGAAACTTGCAGAAATTTACGGTGGAGATACAGCAGCACAAGGTCAAAACCTTGTCGCATCCACCTTCGGTACAGCAGGTGCTGCATACGCAGACCAGCAAATCAAGGCGCTACAACAGAGAGAGATTGGTTCTTTCAGTGGCGGTTCTGGAGTATCCAAGGGCAGCCTAGGCTACAGCGCAGAACAAACAGGCGGCAACCTGTAACAACATAGACCTACCTCTACTGACTGGCATAGAGGTTGCGTAACCAAAGACCAGTAGCGGAAGCCAACACCCTTTCCCCTGAGGAATGTTGCGGTCTGCGATCAACTACTAACAAAGGGAGTGCCTCATGGCAAACCAATATGAAGACGACGAAGACGACTTGGACTTTGAAGATCAGCCAATCGCTGATGATAAAGGTCCAGCAAATCTCCGCAAGGCATTGCGCCGTGCAGAGAAAGAAAAGAAAGAACTATCGGAACAGCTAGCAAGTATCCAATCGGACCTTCGCAGTCGCTCCGTCAAGGAAGTATTGGCATCGAAAGGCGTATCTGAAAAGATCGCCAAGTTTATTCCTGGCGACGTAAGTACGCCTGAGCAGGTCGAATCTTGGATTGCTGAAAACGCTGATGTATTTGGCTTTGCAGCACCCGAACCAACTGCTCCGTCTGAGGAACCTATCACCCAAAATGCAATGCAGGTACAACGTATTAACGCTGTAACCCACAATGCAAATACTCCATCCCGCGATCAAGATACAGCAGCAAAGCTTGCAGGTGTCAAGACCAAGGCAGAACTGGATGTTTTAATTTTTGGTGAACCATCATCAGGTAGACCGAGACGTTAATTCCATAACCGCACACTAACCCTCATAGAAAGAAGGTGACACAATGGCATATACAGATACATCTGGCTCGTCACTAGGTACTTCCCTAGTTCAGACAGCATACGATCGTTATGTAGAGTTTGCTCTTCGTGCTGTCCCTCTTATCCGCGACGTTGCAGATAAGCGCCCAGTACAACAGGCAATGCCTGGCTCATCAGTCGTTTTCCAGATTTACAACGACATGACAGCCGTTACAGCTCCACTAACAGAAACAGTTGATCCAGACGCAGTTGCAATTGGCAACACAACTCCAATCACTGTTACACTCAATGAGTACGGAAATGCTTCACTTGCTACTCGCAAGCTTGAACTATTCTCACTCTCAGACGTAGATCCAGCAATTGCTGACATCATCGCGTTCAACATGGCAGACTCACTAGACACAGTTGCATTGCGTCAGTTGAACTTCGGTTCAAACGTAATCGCTGAGCCTACAGGTGGATCAGCCTCACCAATCAGCACATATGCTGGTTCATACACAAACGGAACATCACAGGCTTTGGTACAGAATACTTCTACTATCAAGTCACGTGACATCCGTCTTGCTGTTGCTAAGCTTCGCGCTAACAAGGTTGTCCCACGTCAGGGAGAATACTACTGGTGTGGTATCCACCCAGAAGTTTCACACGATCTTCGTGCAGAGACTGGCGCAGGCGGCTGGCGCGATGACCATAAGTACTCAGAGACAGGTTCATCTGAATTCTGGCCAGGTACTATTGGTACATACGAAGGCGCAATGTTCGTAGAGTCACCACGTTTGTTCAATGCAACAGACGGTTCAGGTGCTTCAGGAGCATCAGGTACATTCGGAAACTCAGACTACGTATACGGTACAGGTGGCGTTCGCGTCTTCCGTACACTCGTAGCTGGAAAGCAAGCACTTGCAGAAGCAGTCGCAGAAGAGCCACACGTAATCTTCGGACCAATCGTAGACAAGTTGATGCGTTTCCGTCCAATCGGTTGGTACGGCGTATTGGGATTCTCCCGTTACCGCGCACCAGCATTGGTACGTATCGAAACTTCTTCATCTATCAACAACGCTTAATCATAAGCATGGCCGTCCCCTGCCTTCGGGCAGGGGCGGCACCCTTAACATGAAAGGTAACAAATGGCATACTTACTAAAACCACCTACAGTCAAAGAAGGTCCAGCTGGTTTTGGTCGTCTGTTCTTTCGTTATAAGATTGACCGCGGAGACTCATTGTTAGTCTTCGGAACGGCAGTGCTGCGTCAGCGTACACCTGCTGTTCAAGATACCCAGAGCGCAGATTACTGCTACCTCGGTGGGCATGAGTACATTCTCTCAGACAAAGAATACACAATTTTAGTAAACGCTGGTTACGGCGCAAACATTACAACCGTATAGGAGATAACGTGAATCCAGGTAGATACAACATAAATGTCTATAAAGGCACAACCTTTTCTCTTGCTCCAGTATGGAAGATAGACAACCTACCAGTGGACATCACTGGCTATGCAGCCAAGATGCAGGTTCGCGCAACAGCAGACTCATCCGTCATTGTCGAGTTATCAACATCCAATGGCAAGGCAGTTATCAGCGGTGCGCTAGGTAAGACAACACTTACACTTACAGCATCTGAAACAGCGACACTTACAGCAGGCAATTATTTTTATGATCTAAACCTTACTTCACCAAGTTCAGTTGTTACAAAGATACTTGAAGGTTCATTTGTAGTAGAAGCTTCGGTGACTCAATAATGGCAGTCACCATTGGCAGCATATCAACAGTAGAAATTCCTGTTACAACTAACGTCTTTAACGTTGGCACACAACAGACTCTTATTATTGAACTAGGGCCTGTTGGCCCACAAGGCCCACAGGGTAACATTGGCCAGCAAGGTCCAATTGGAAACACAGGTCCACAAGGACCAATTGGTTCACAAGGTTCTACTGGCTCGCAAGGTATCCAAGGTATAACTGGTTCAACTGGTAGTACAGGCGCCACAGGTAGCACTGGCCCAGTAGGTCCTACAGGCAGCACAGGTCCAACTGGTGCAACTGGTTCTCAGGGAATTCAAGGCGTTACAGGTCCTATAGGTGCAACTGGTATTCAAGGCCCAACTGGTAGTACTGGACCAACAGGCAATACTGGTGCTACAGGAAGTACTGGTCTTACAGGTGCCACAGGCGCTACGGGAGCCACAGGCTCACAAGGAATACAAGGAGTCACTGGACCTACTGGTGCGACAGGTAACACAGGTTCAACAGGAGCCACAGGTTCTACAGGACCTACTGGTAGTACAGGCTCTACGGGCCTTACAGGGGCTACAGGAGCCACTGGAAGCACTGGCGCTACAGGATCTACGGGATTAACGGGAGCCACGGGCGCCACAGGACCAACAGGGTCAACAGGTTTAACAGGCGCAACGGGCGCTACAGGAAGTACAGGAGCAACAGGTGCAACAGGTAATATTGGGCCTACTGGCCCTACTGGTTCCACTGGCAGCACTGGGCTTACTGGTGCTACTGGATCTACAGGAGCGACAGGTCCTACAGGTTCTACGGGAGCAACAGGTGCCAACAGCACAGTCCCAGGGCCTACGGGAGCGACTGGCCCAACTGGTCCGACAGGGTCAACAGGACTTACAGGTGCGACGGGCGCTACGGGCGTCACTGGCGCAACAGGTAGCACAGGCTCCACTGGATCCACAGGAGCTACGGGTAGCACGGGAGCAACAGGAAGCACAGGACTTACTGGCGCTACTGGGGCAACAGGACCTACAGGAAGTACTGGCCTTACGGGTGCGACGGGAGCAACT